TGCATGGAAAACTTCATGGCAGGCATTCGGGACCCACTGATCGCATGAACGCATTTCATATTTTCATCGCCTGCGCAGTGGTCGCTTTCTGCTTGGCATGCGGCGGGGTCTGGATGCTGGCTGGTACTGGCTGGGCTTTGCTTGCAGGATCGCTGAGCTTCTTCTGTATCGCCGGCTTCATCCGCAGAGGGCTTGCCAGTGATTAAAACCCTATCTCAGGCATTGGGCGCTGCTGCCACCAAGCCTTCAGCCAGCATGAGTGAGTGGCTGGGCAAGACGATCAAGCTGTCGGATGGCGGTTTCTGGAGTGCCTTCAACGGTGCCCAGTCCAGTAGTGGTAAGTCAGTCAGCGTCGACAAGGCCATGCGCCTGTCCACCGTGTGGGCATGCGTCCGTATCATCTCGACTTCCGTAGCCGGCTTGCCATTGAGCATTTACCGGAGGATGCCCGATGGTAGCCGAGAGAGTGCCCGGGACTTTCCGTTGTACGACGTGGTGCACACCAGTCCAAACGAGGACATGGCCGCCTTCCATTTCTGGCAGGCGGTGGTTGCCTCGATGTTGCTGTGGGGAAACGCTTACTGCGAGATCCACCGTTCCGCAGGTCGCGTCATTGCGCTGGACTTCCTGATACCGTCCCGGGTCGACCTGGAGTTCGATGACGACGGTCGGCTGAGGTATTTCTTCAGGCCCCGAAAAGGTGCGCGCCGGGAGATTGCGCGGCAGGACATGCTGCACATCCCGGCGTTTACACTGGATGGCCGAGTCGGCCTCTCTGCCATTCGGTACGGCGCGGATGTGTTCGGCTCTGCGATGTCAGCAGACGACGCCGCTAACAGCACGTTCCGCAACGGCATGATGCCTACCGTCGCGTTTTCGGTGGACAAGACGCTGAACCCTGCCCAGCGTGTTGAGTTTCGCGAGTACGTCAAAACGATTTCCGGGGCGTTGAATGCCGGCAAGAGCCCAGTGCTTGAGCAGGGCGTAAAGCCGGAGATGATCGGTATCAATCCCGCCGACGCGCAGCTGCTGGAGTCCAGAGGACACAGTATCGAGGAAATCTGCCGATGGTTCGGCGTGCCGCCCTGGATGGTGATGAAGACCGACAAAGGCAGTAACTGGGGAACCGGCCTGGAGCAACAGCAGATCGCGTTTCTCACCTACTGCATCATGTCCTTCACGGCCCCGATTGAGCAATGCGTGAACAAATGGTGCATGACGGCGGTGGACCGGATCAAGTTCTACGCCGAGTACTCACTTGAAGCATTCCTGCGTGCGGACAGCGCCGGTCGGGCAGCCTATCTCAGCACGATGGGGCAGAACGGCTACATGACCCGGAACGAAGGCCGGCGGAAAGAGAACCTTCCGAGCATGCCTGGGGGCGATGTACTGACCGTGCAATCCAACCTGGTGCCACTGGACCAGCTGGGAAAGCAAAACGATAGCCAGGCCGCTCGGGCCGCACTGATGAACTGGCTCCAGCAGTCGGAAAAGTAAATCACGGGAGCAATCCATGAAGCACAAGATCCAGTCTCGCGGCCTGCGCAGCGAGATGAGCCCGCGCGCGCTCGACAAATGGAATCCCGCGATCCAGGCGGCCGTTGAAAACACCTCGGACACCATCACGGTGTACGGGGTGATTGGTGAAGACTGGTACGGCGAGGGCGTCACGTTGAAACGAATCGATGCCGCTCTGCGGGCCATCGGCGAGCGGGATGTAACCGTCTACATCAACTCGCCTGGCGGTGACATGTTCGAAGGCATCGCTATCTACAACCGTCTGAAAGAACACAGCCACAAGGTCACCACCAAGGTGCTTGGCATGGCTGCCAGCGCCGCATCGATCATCTACCTGGCCGGAAGCGACCGGCAGGTGGCCAGCAGCGCCTTCCTGATGATCCACAACTGCTGGACGTTCCTCGCGGGCAACCGTCATTACCTGCGCGATGTGGCTGATGACATGCAGGAGTTCGATGCCGCGATGGCCGACCTCTATGCCGAAACCAGTGGCCAAGCTGTCGACGACATGGCCGAACTGATGGATGACGAGACCTTCATCCGTGGCAAGCGCGCTGTGGAGCTTGGCCTGGCTACCGGCGTTCTGTCGTCAACCGAGATCACCGAGCGCGAGACCGAAGAGTCGACGCAGAGCAATGCGCTCAAGGCCATGGACGTCGCATTGGCGAAGGCCGGAATGCCTCGTTCTGAGCGTCGCGAACTGTTTGCCAATTTCAAGTCCGGCATGCCTCGCGCTGCCGGCGGGGGTACGCATAACGCTGCCCCGCCCGATAAGCCCAGCGCTGTCGCGCCAGACCTCTCCGCCTCTCTGAGCGCGGCAACCAATCTCCTCAATTCTCTGAAAGGAAAGTGACCATGGACTTTGAAGCCCAAGTCAACGAACTCAACGCCAGCCTCAAGGGCATTGGCGATCAGATCAAAAGCCAGGCCGAGGCGACCGAGAGGCAGATCAAGGCCTCCGGCGAGATGAACACCGAAACCCGCGCCAAGGTCGATGAACTGCTGACCAAGCAGGGCGAGCTGCAGGCGCGCCTGGGCGAGGCCGAGCAGAAGCTCGTGAATGCAAGCCGGGATCGCAGCCATCAGGAAGAGCCGCAGAAATCGGTAGGCGCTCTCGTGATCGAAAGCGAAGAAATGAAGGACATGAATTCGTCCTTCCGTGGTTCCCGCCGTGTCTCCGTGCCGCGCGCGGCCATCACCACCGCAACCGGCGGTGACCTGGTGCAGACGCAGCGCCTGCCGGGGATCATTGCCCCGCCTCAACGCCGACTGACCGTACGCGATCTGGTTGCACCGGGCACCACCGAATCGAACTCCATCGAGTACGTGCGTGAAACCGGCTTCACCAACAACGCCCGTACTGTGGCGGAGACCACGGCCAAGCCGTATTCCGACCTGACGTTCGGCCTGGCCACTGCGAACGTGCGGACCATCGCCCATTTGTTCAAAGCCAGCCGCCAGATGCTGGACGATGCCAAAGCACTCCAGAGCTATATCGACGGTCGTTCACGCTATGGCCTTAACATGGCGGAAGAAGCTCAGCTGCTTTATGGCAACGGCACCGGCGTGAACCTGCAAGGCCTCATGACCGTTGCTCAGCTGTACGCCGCCCCGGCTGGCGTAGCCGTAGTGGGCGAGCAGCGCATTGACCGTCTGCGCCTGGCGCTGCTGCAGGCCGAACTGGCCGAGTTTCCATCCGACGGCATCGTGCTCAATCCGATCGACTGGGCGGCCATTGAGCTGACCAAGGATGGGGAAGGCCGCTACATCATCGGCCAGCCTCAGGAAGGCACCAACGCGAAACTCTGGAATCGCCCTGTGGTTTCTACCCAGGCGATGACACAGAACGACTTCCTCGTCGGCGCCTTCAAGCTCGGCGCTCAGATCTTCGACCGTATGGAAATCGAAGTGCTGATCTCGACCGAGAACAGTGATGACTTCGAGAAAAACATGGCAACGATCCGTGCTGAAGAGCGCCTGGCCTTTGCCATCTACCGCGATGAAGCGTTCGTTACTGGTCCGCTGATCACCCCTTAATTCCTTTGGCTAGGGGCGTCAGGAATGACGCCCGACTGGAGTACTTCCATGGCACGTAAACAGGAAACACCGGCATCCACTGCGGATGTGAAAGACCCTGCCTCGACTCCGGAATCCAGCGGCGTCCAGCCTGAGGGGGTCGGTTTGCCAACTGCTACTGGCGCCGGACTCTTGCCAGGTTCTGGTGAGGTGGGTCCCCTAATAACTGTTCCAGTTCCGGCCATCGACGCTCCGGTGCAGCAGGAAGGACCGTCAGGCCCAGAGGTGGTCTCAAATGCAGCGGCAGGGGATGTGGTGACAGATCCCATTGCTTCCACCGTGGTAACGGGCGACCCCGCTGTTACTCCCCAGACCGGCTCGTCGGAAGCCAATGCCGGGGATGATTTCAATAAGCCTGTAGTCGAGGAACAAGCGCCGGCTAACCCCAATCCTGTGGCGCTCCAGGTGTATCCGATGCGGTCCTACATGGATGAGGGCGAGCTCCGGCGCCGTGGTGGCCCGGCTTACTCAGTGCCTCGGCGGCATGCTGAAGAGTTGGTTGATCGTAAGCTGGCATCGTTTGAGCCGCTGAAGGAGTAACGATATGCCGGTCATCAGCATGGCCATCGCCCGGCATCACCTGAGGGATCCCGACGACGATGACGAATACCTGGAGCTCCTGATCGAGGCGGCCGAAGGGCAGGCGATGGACTATCTGAACCGCCGCTTTTACGCCGACCAGCAGACGCTGGATGTGGCTGTCGTTGCCAATGACGCCGGCGAGTCGCCGATGATCTGCAACAAGCAGATCAAGGCTGCCTGCTTGCTGATCCTCGGCCACCTTTACGCCAACCGTGAGGACGTGGTGATCGGGACCATTGCCACCGAACTGCCCAAAGGCTCGGTGGCGCTCCTGACACCTCACCGGATTGGGTGGGGCGTATGAGGGCCGGCCCGCTGCGTAATCGCGGCCAGGTGGCGTTCCCTCATGAAGAGCGGAACAAGTCTGGCGGTGCGACGGTGACATGGCTGCCGGCGACCCCGCCCATCATGTGGGCTGAGATTCGTACTCCCACCGGAAGGGTGGCACCAGTAGCTGAGAAGCTGGCGTCTGTAGTCACCGCCGAGATCATCGCCAGGCCGCGCGCCGACATAGCTGCCGGTTGGCGGTTAACAAGACGCGGGGTGACTTACAAAGTCGAAGCTGTGCTGCCCGACAATGATAATTCGCTGATGAGGCTTCTTTGCTCATCAGTCCCAAACCCATGAGATGAAGAATGAAAATTCGAGCACTAGGCCCGCTGACGGGCGCATCCGGTGAGCGTGAGAAGGGCGAAGAGTTCGAGGTCGACAAGGCCTATGGCGAAGGCCTCATTGCCCGGGGGTACGCCGAAGCGGTCACCGACAAGGCCGCGAAGCCCGCAAAGGCTGATCCGGCCAAGGAGTAGGGTATGGCCCGCCGGTCGAGCATTCGCGGCGACATCCGGCTGCGCCGGACGCTTCGCAACATTCACAAGACGATGGATAACGAGTTGCAGCCCGCGATGCTGGAGGCCGCGAACCGCATCCTCGAAACCCAGCGTGAGTTGATGCCCAAGGACACCGGCGCGGCCGCTGCAGCGCTGCGGGTGTACGTCTCGCCCAGTGGCCTGGACGCCCAGATTGGCATTCGTGGTAAGCGCGACAACCGGCGGTTTTTTTACCTGCGCTTCATCGAGTACGGCACCAAGGGCTATACCGGCGGTAAGCGGGCCGGTGATCGCAACCGGCGTGTCACCAACAAAAGCGACGGCACCCACTTCTTCGGCAAATACCCGGATATCCCGGCTAGGCCGGCTCACCCGTGGTTGCGGCCATCTATCCAAGTCAACCGGGAGTATGTCATGGCTGACATCAAGGCCGCCGTGAACCGCACGCTGCGTAAGGCAAGCCAGGGAGTGGGAAATGGCTGATCCATCATTGGCCCTGCAGGAGGCCTTCTTTGCCAGGCTTCAGGCCGAGGTCAGTTGCCCGATATACGATGGCGCGCCGCTGAACGCAGAAATGCCGTACGTCTCGATCGACCGGGAGATATCAGTCAACAGCAGCCCGATCTCGGGCCGTAAGCGCGAAAGCCGGCTGGTGTACCTGTCGGTCTGGTCCGATGCCGTTGGCCAGGCCGAGGTGAAGCGCATCAACGGCGAGGTTATCGCCGCCCTGGACGAGCGCCGCCTGCCGCTGGAAGTCGGGCGTGCCGTCTCCGTTCGGGTCGAGCAAGCCGACGCCCAGCGCGATGCTGACGGCATCACCTATCAGGGGTCGATCACCGTCCGTGTGATCACCACCCACTGAATCACCCACTGGCCGCGCTGCGGCTTCTATCCAACGTGGCTTTGGAGGATCACCCATGCCCGCAGAAGACAACCTCAATACAGCCGCCGGCTGCCGCCTCTT